AATAAGCATCTTGCGGTTCAGTTTGGTTGGATTCCGTTTGTCAAGGACATGCTCCAGTTACTGGATCTACAGGCTGCAGTGAACAAGCGTTCACATGAGCTAAGTAGGCTGTACTCTGGTGCGGGATCACGTAAGCGCGTGAGTTTCGGCGAAGTGAATAGAAACGGCACTGTAACGCGGACCAATTCCATCGGATTTGGTTCCTCGTTCAAATATACTCAAGACGTTAAGTTCTCGAGTAAATGCTGGGCCACCGTAAGGTGGAAGCCAGTGAACAGACCGTTCTTTTCTCCTACGACTAGTGCGTTGAACAGTCAAGCACGTCGTCTCGTCCTTGGGCTGACCCCTGAAGGGTTGGCCAAAGGAGCTTGGGATGTAATCCCTTGGACATGGCTGCTTGGCTGGTTCACGAACGTTGGTGACTATGCTTTAGCCACCTCCAATAGTGTGCCGGCTACACGAACATCAACTTGTTTGATGATCGAAAACCAGCTCACCATTAGCGCAGGGTCGATTGTACCTACCGGAGCTGATAGCTTCGAGATAGTACACTCAGGCGTTTACAAAGAAACCACCAAAGCAAGATACGTTGGTGGTCTTCTTACTCCCGGCTTCAACATCCCGTTTATCGGGTTGTCTAAGCTGTCAGTCCTCAATTCGTTGGCTATCCAGCGGTTTAAAGGCTGAATAGCTTTCGTTTCGAGGAAAGGTCAACTCTAATGCTAGGTACGACGCTAACCATTACGCTTGACGGGGCGGGCGGAACTGCTAAAGTCCTCCCACTCGTCAATCAGGATGGGTATTCATCCGAGTACTACTTGGATGACACCACTGTAACTTATCGTGCCAAAGTAAGGCACAGTAAGGATACAGTCAAAGCCGGCTCTCAGGCCTTTGATCGTCACACCGTGACTTTCACAAGGACTCTGAAACCTGTCGGCTCTGCGCCTGGTTCCCAATCCGAGGTCACGTTCACGATCAGGAATGATCCGAACGGGATCGCCAGTGACATCATTGATGTCTCCGAGGCCATGAGCTTTTACATGGTCAAGGCTGGTGGTATTGGGGCTAAGCTGCTGGGATGGGAGAGTTAACCCCATCCCCATGGCGCGTCCTTCGTAGCCGTGGAGTATTAGCAAAGGATAAAGACCGAT